GCCATCATCAGCACCGCGAAGATTTCCGTCACTTCCGCCCTGGTCATAGGCCGCTGAACTCGTCGTGCAGGTCTCGCAGGGCGTCCATCTTCTCGCCCGTGCTGGCCTGCTGGGGTCTGCCGCTGCGGCTGGGCTGGTAGGACCTGTCGTCCTTGAGGGCGAACACGCCTGCCCAGCAGTGGTCCTCACTCTGGTGCAGAATGGCGATCTGGACATCCCGGTCTCCGGGGGCCAGCTTCTCCAGTTCCGTGACCAGGCGCTTCTTGGCCTGGTCCGTCATCGGCTTTTTGATCCTGTTCCGCATCGCCTCGAAGTCTTGCAGAGCGGAAAGCAGGTCAGCGTCGCCGGAGGCGAAGTCCGCAAAGATAGTTTCCTTTGCTTTCTTTTCCTCTACTTTGCTTTGCTTTTCTTTACTCTGCTTTGCTTTTCTTTTATTTGCATCGGTTTGCTCTGCATTTGCATTACTTGTGGATGCTCCGCTGCCGTCGTCGGCCTTGCAAGGCTGATTTTTCCAGCGTTTTTGCGCCGCCTCCCGGCGGAGGTTGGAGATGTCGTCCACCTTCCCCATGCGTCGGAGAAGGGAAGCGGAGTAAAGATACTCGCCGTCGTTCACCAAAAGCGTGCTGCCGTTTTCTGCAAACTCTGTGCAGCAGTCTGTGATGATCTGCTCAAGGTGGGATGCTTCCACCTGCATTTGCATAGCAAGTGTATTCCAGATGTACTTGTTCACGGACAGCCGGTACTCCGGCTGTTCCCGGAGTATCTCCACCAGCATGAAGTACACCCCGTACCCCTCCGCCCCGTAGACGGAGCGGAGGGCCAGGATTTTGGGGTCGTTGCGGGCGTTGCAGTCGTGGGAGAAGAAATAGGCGTCTTTCTCGTTGGTCTTGGGCATACGGATGCCTCCTTACGCAAGCGCCTGCTGCCCCGTTGCATCCTCGAAGATGCCGTCGGGCAGCTCCGGCGCGGTATTGCTGCTGTGTTCAATGACCTCCCCGGTCTCCGGGTTGGCCTCTGGAAGGGCCTCTGGCGCGTTTTCGGGTGCATCCAGGTAATTCTTGCTCCCGTCGGTGCCGATGGCCGCTTCGTCGCTTGCAAGGGCTTTCTGGAGGTCAATGGACATGATGCCCCACTTGCTGATAAGCTGGCGCAGCATCGTCTTGCAGGCCATCCCGTCGAAATCCTTGTACCAGAAGGAGGAATACTTCCACTCGTCGCCTTTGGGGTAATTGCCCGCCACGAAGTCGGCGTAGGACACGCGGCTGTACCGGGGGTCCTGGGCCTCGCGGGCCTCCAGGTGGAACGCCTGGGAGTAGCGGTCCGCGTGGGCCAGCATCTTGTCCTTGCTCCAGTACAGCACCTTGCGGAAGCCGTTGTTCAGCTCGAAGTAGGCGTAGTAGCCCACCACGGGGCGGCTCTCCCGGTCTCCGTCGTCCTCCAGGAACTCCAGGATGGGGCGGCGGGTGAAGCGGTCCCGGCCTCTGTACTCGCCCTCCACCACGGGAAACGCGTCGATGTCCAGGTATTGGCCGCTGCGCTCTGCAAGCTGGATGTAGCCCTTGTAGCCGAGCTGGAACTGGGCCACGGTGCCGCGCTTCTTGTCCTTGTAGGGGACCATGTAATACTGGCCGAGCTGCGGGGAGGGGGACAGGTTCAGGCTCTCGCCCAGCAGGGCGGCGGTCAGCACCGTCCCGGCGTCGCACTCCTGGAGGGACGGGTTTACGGCCACGGCGGAGCTGATGGCAGCCACGAAGCGCCGGGCGCGGTCCGGGTCTCCCAGGGTGTCGTTCACGAGCTTCTGGTACATCGGCGTCTGGATAGCCACGCTGAACTTGGGCTTGCCGCCGCTGCGGCTCTGCAAAGAATTGTTCACGGCCATGATTAAATCCTCCTATACGAAATGTTCCGTTCTTTCAGCCAGCGGGAAAGCTCCGCCGCCTGGTCCTTTGTCACCTGGCACTCAAAGCGCAGCAGGTAGATGGTCTCCTCAACAGCCTCACCGCCGCCGGGTTCCCAGGTCCCGGCCTGGGCCGCATTGGCAGCGGGGTCCGGGGTCTGCTCTGCGCCCCGCGTCGCCTCTGCCTCGCGCTGTTCCTCTGCCAGGTTGGCGGCCTGGGCGGCCCGCTGGGCCTCGTATTCCCGCAGGCGCTTGGCCCGCTCCTGGAGGCGGGAGCGCTCCATCAGGGCCTCGTTCAGGTCCAGGTGCTCCAGGTACTTGATCTTGACGGCCTCGGCAAACTCGCTCTCCACGGTAGCCAGGACCTCCAGATCGGACGCGGCCTTGTCCTCCGCCGCGACGATGGCCTCCCGGACCTTCTTCATGGTCACGCTGGTGTTGTACCAGGTGTCCTGCCACAGCTTCTCAAAGGGGAGCAGCGCCCGCAGCTCGCCCACGGTCTCCTCGTAAATTTCCAGGATAGCGGCCCGCTTGTCTGCCCGGCGCTTCTCCTCGTACTCCTTGAGCTGCACGTCGATGGCGGCGATGGGCTGGTCAATAAGGCCCACCAGTTCCTTCACCTTGGCCTCGAAGTCGGTGTACGGGGCCATGCACTCGCGCTTGACCTCCTTGCGCTTGTTCTCCAGGGCCTCCCGCAGCTTGTTCAGCTTGGCGCGGTCCTCCTTGGCACCCTTGATGCCGTCCTCTGTTACCACCAGGCCGGTGTACAGCGCCAGGCTCTCCGCAAGCTGGCCTTTCAGCTCCTCAAAGTTGAAGTCTATCGTCTTGGGCAAAGTCTCCAGGCTGTTGCCCATCACAAATTCCATGCTCATGTTGTCCTCCTGTTCAGATAGGCGGGAGCTTGAGGTTTGGTTTCTGCCGCTGCTCCACGCAGCACCAGAAGGGGACCGCCTCCCGCCGGATGATGGCGATGTCGTCCTCGGCATCCGCCCGTTCGATTTTGTAGTGCCGGGTCTCTTTCCGGTCCTCACCCTCCGCCGTGGTATATTTGATCTGGGCCAGCAGTTCCACGAACTGCCACCCGGCGGCAAGCATCTGCTGGCACACCTGGGCGTAATACTCCGTGGGGATGCGCCCCTTCCAATGGGTCCAGCCGGTGGAGGAGAGAATTTCCGTGGTTTTGATCTCCAGGCCGCCCAGCCGCCCGGTGGCGGTTTCCTCCAGCTCCCCGTCCGGGGTGCAGGTGATGAAGGGCAGGTCCTGGTGTTTGATGATCTTGTAGGGGGTGAAGCTCACCCGGTATTCCGGGTGGTCCAGGGCGAAGAAGGAGCGCAGCAGCGGCTCCGCGTCGTTGCCGTAGCGCACATAGGGCTTGTCCCCGATGTCCTCCGGGATGACCAGCCCGCACTTCTCCTCCCAGAGCTGCACGTTGGTTTTCCAGGGGGAGAGGCCCAGGAGGGCGGCGGCGTCAGACGCCCCCAGCCCATCCTTGCGGGCCTCCAGCCATTCCGCCCGGTCCTTGCAGATGATGACCTGCGGCTGCATCACATCATCACGACGATTTTGCCGTCCTTAACCTCCTGGGCCAGCTTGTCCTCGAAGAAGGCCGCGATGCTGGCCCTGGCCGTCTGCTGCCACATCCCGCCGTCAGCCTCGAACAGGCCCACGTTGCCGTCATCGTCCAGGCGCAGCAGGAACTCGCTCACCGGCTGTTCCACCTCCAGGAAGGTGCGGAAGGGGCGCAGGGCCACGCGGGGCTTGACCTGCACCAGCGCCTTGAGGGAGACGCCCTGGCGGGCCTCCACTTCCTGGCTCACGCCGTTGTCGCGGGTGGTCACACCGCTGTCCTTGCTCATGCGGGAGAGCAGGTCCAGCAGGTAATCCACGCCGGGGCCGGGGGAGAACTTGCTCCGCAACTCAATGATGGCCTGCTCATACTCCCGGAAGCCGTCACGGAAGCCCGGAACGTCGCATTTCGCGGTATAGAGGCTGTCGCGGCACATCATGTCGTCGTAGGTGG